GTGGGTAGAATCCATGATTACGATCTCGTACTCGGTTCCATTGAGCTTGATGTCGCGGGTTCTGGTGTCCGCTTCGTTCAATGTCTGCATGAATTTTAAAAATTTACCCACGGCAAATCCTTTGATGAGATGATCGGGGGATTGTTAATCCCCCTCATTTTTTTGATTATGATTTCTTCGGTGCCGGGAACTTGTAATCCGAGCCGCTGTCGCCCGATTTCTTCGGGGATGGAAACTGATATGACGAGCTGCCGGTCAGCGCACTGTCGAATCCGAAATCGGACGGTTTTTCCGATGATGCCCCCGGTGCTGGAAAACTGTAGCTTGAGCCACTGTCGCCCGATTTCTTCGGGGACGGAAATCCGTAACCGGATGAACCCTGAATGCGGTCTTTGTAATCGAAGTCTCCCATAATTACCTCACTTGTTAAAGTTTCGTTTCGACTTTTGCTGTTAATTGCGATTTTTTTGCAAGCAGCACTTTTCTCTGGTTTGTCAGGCGTATGAACTCCGGGTCTTTTTCGTTCAAGTGCCCGGTATCTTCACCTGATTGCTGCACCAGTTTACCTTTTCCGACTGCGCCGATTTTGGCTGATATCTGCTTGTCGATCAAGGCAATGCTTTTATTCAGCCGGTCGAGAGTCGCTTTGTCCACCGGGGTCATACCTGCCTCATTGAAGAGGCGTTCCATGAATTCTTTGAATCTTCCCATAGTATTATGATTTCTTCAGGAGCCAGTAGTCATAGGTGAAGGTAACGGAATACGCGATCTTTTCATTGGCGGTCATTGCCAGTTCGATGTCCGGGCATTCCGAAGGCCATGCGTTCGTGAAAACGATGTCATTTGGCATTTTCACGCCATTGAATTTGTACATCCGAAGATTGATGGTTGTGGACATTGCCCGTTTGTTTAATGCCTGCGAATATCCGGCAGTCGTGGATTTCGGGTCGATGTCGAAGATTTTCTGCCGCCATTTATAGAGTGCTTGGGTGACTATCTGATCTTCGGTTTCGTCGATGGATATCGTCAGCTTGTTCGGGATGGTTGGCCGACCCGGAAACAACTGTTTCATTCCCATGAAGTATGATTCGATTTCTTCCTGTCCGCGCCCCGGTATCGAACAGGTTTTTGTCCGGATAATGAGACCTTCCTGATCGATTGCTTTTCCGGTCATGTTTCCGATGTCCGGAATCATCACCTCGAACATGAAGTTCCTTTGAATATCCGATATTGCTCCCAGCCGACCTTCGACGGTAAAATTCAATCCCGGCATATTATTTCTCCTTTGTTAATCTACTAAAATTTTCGTGTGTTCAAAAATTCCGTGAACTTCTGGACGTATTCAGCGTTCATACGTTTTATTTCTTCTTCGACCGCATCGCCGACTTCCGTGTAGTCATCGACTCGCTGCACATGTTCGAGCCGGTCTCGAATCGTTTTCACGACATCTTTGTGAAATGTTTCGAGATACCCAGCGATGGTTGCAATCACATCTTTTTTTGCGGTCGCTCCGAAGTGCTGTTCGCAAAGAAGATATTTTTGAAATTGTGATTCGTTCTTTTCCATTTAATATCTCCTTTACAGAATGATCTCAGTGAAGTTCACGCCGGTTTTCGTTATTCTGGTGTTGAGCTGGATTACTTCGACCGGTTTTGCCGGAGTAACGAACATGTCAACGACCATCTGTTCTGCGTCGATGATGATCGCCGGGTTATTCTGTTCGGAACATACTGCCAGCGCATCGGTGACTCCGCCGCCCGCTTTGATTCCGCCGAGGAAATCATTGATCAGGGTCGAAATGCGGAGCCGCTGTTTGTCATCGTTGACGATGTTGAACAGGAACGGGAACAGGGTCAGTTCGACGCTGTTTTCGATGTAGAGCAGCAATCGGCGAACATTGATGCGGGTGAGAGCCGTGTCCTTGATCTGGGCGGTTCTCTGGCTCCACATCGTATGCCCGGTGCTACGCAGGAACCGGGAAGTGTTGATACCGGCCTTTCCGAGCTGTCCGATTTCCGTAAAGGTGAATACATGGTTTTGTCCGCTGGATGAAAGGATACCGTTCGGGTCTCCCGCAGGCGCATCCCATGTATTGCCGGTGCGGTCGTTTCTTGCCATCAGAGCGGCCCCGTATAGGGCTTTCGGGACGAAGATGTTCCGGTCATTGGCCTGATCGTATTTCAAGTCCCAGCCAGCGTACAGAGCGATGTACGAAGGATTGGTATATCCGTATGCTTCCTGCTCGGTTACTTGTTCCACACTGATCGCATTGACGTTACCGGACTGTCCGCTGCCTATGCAGTCCATGCGGGTTGCCGCGATGTTATCGACTTCCTGTTTGATGGCCGTGTTGTCATCGGGGCAGATCAGGATATTTATAGTCGCATATTCCCGTGAGCGGAAGAATTCCCATCCCTGAATGACGTTGCTTGCATCGGAGCTTCCGTATCCGGAACCGGTCGATATTGCGCCACCGCCGAGGCCGAGAATTTTTGTGATTTCTGGGCGTACATCGGTTGGGAAAGTTCCCGCGCCGACCACGCAGTAAATGTACTGTGAATTTCCGTTTACGATTTCTTTGAGGCGGAGCTGGTTGTTCTTCGCGTCTTTCTGATATCCGAGTGTTCCGTACCATGTTTCGACCGGGACGAGATCGGATACCGCGATGGTGCTTCCTATTTGACTATTGATGTCACTCCAGCTCTGCTTTGATGTTTTGACGTAGACATTGATCTTCACGACTTGCAGAGCCACCGGGAACAGGGCACTTACCGCATATGCTGCGCTTACGGCGGTGAGGGCGTTATTGAAGGCGATGGTTGTCGGGTAATTGGCTGCGCTATTGATGATTGATGATATGGCCGAGAAGCTCGGATAGTCATCGTAATTGAGCAGCCAGTCCGCCGAAGGTGTGAATGTCTGGATGGTTACGCCGATGTTTTCGTCATCGATGCCGGGGCCGAGCGCACCGATCATCAGATGGTCGGTCGGATTTGCGACTTTATTCTGGTCAAGCGCATAGATGGTATTCAGGGTGTCCGGGTTGCCCGGTGTCATTGTTCCGCTCATGCCTTCGTCCGAAAGCCCGGACATATTACTTGCCGTGCTCGAAGTGCTGAAGGAACTCAGGAACCGAATCATCGGGTACTTGTCGGTGGCATCGAATGCCCTGACAACGTGAAGTTCGGTTGATTCTTTCAGGTATTCTTCTGCGGCATATGCGCCATACCCGTATGTCGGTATTTCTGTTCCGGCAGAGAATACCGGGGTGCCGAAGATGCTGGTATATTGGGGATAATCGGAAACGATGACTTCCCGGTTTACCGGCCCCATTGGGGCACGAACGACGATGGCACCTGCGGACGTTCCCGCCACGGCCACATTATTTGACTGATCGATTTCTTTTCGATAAATTCCGGCAGTTGGTGCGTTTATTACGTTCGCCATTTGGATTTCTCCTTTAGGGAATTAGGCTTATTTATATTAAGTATTTATAAATTAACGCTTCTGTATGATTTTCGTGCCTTTAACTTTGGTCGTATCGCATTTCATGAACACCGAAGTATCTTTGTAATGCTTTGTTATTATTAGAGTATCGATACTTATGCAGGTGTCGATTTTGAATGTCGTATCAGGTACGAGAATCCGGGTAACGGCAGGCTTTGGCATTGCTACTGCGGCTAATGCCAGAGTCAGAAGAGCGACTTTAATAATTGTGTTCATAATGATCTCCTAAATTATTGATAATTATTAAGTTCAGTGTTTACTTTTTCGGATATAGAGCATGGAGTTTTTCTTTCGCCAGCTCCAGCCGGGCCTTGTCTTTGACATCGAGATTTTTTCCAGCTCGGTTTTTATAAAAATTTAATCGGGAAGATGCTTGCTTCAGGTCTTTGCTGTTTCTTTTGAGACCGGCAGCGATTTTTTCCGCTGACTGTTTAAAAAATCCTTCTTTCGGTTTCCATTCCGTTTCTACTTTTCCCGACCATTTTTTTTCGAGAAGCAGATTGTCGAGGTATTTCATGACGTTTGACATTGTATCCTCCTATGGTTAATCTTCAACGTATCCAGCTAATGCCGCTGCGTGATGCTTGCAGCAGTATAATTTTCCGGTAGGATTTGTTTTCACTGTCCATTGCCGGTTATGAATCGGGGCTTTTGTTTGTCGTTTATATTTTCTGTCAGTGTTC